AGCAGATACACCTATCTATCTAGAAGAAGGTGATAAATTAGAAGGTGGAGCAAGCGCAGCTTCAGATTTAACGCTTTTTGTTTCATATGAAGTTATAGACGACGCATAGGAGGTTTAAATTATGGCTGGCAATGGCGGAATAATTGGACCTGTAAATGTAACGTCTCATGGTAAAAATACACAAACAGTTAAAACATCAAGTACACCAAGTATTACTACACAAACAGGAACAAGATTAGTTAATACATTAATCGTTGCAGGTGGTGGAGGAGCAGGTGGTGGTGCATCTCGTTCAGGTGGTGGAGGAGCAGGTGGAGCAAGAAATCTTTCAAATTTACCAACAGGTGCTGGAAATATAGGAGCAGTTACTGTTGGAGCTGGTGGCGCAGGTGGTAATCCAGAAGTTGTAGGTACTAAAGGATGTAATACTACAATTGTAATTAATGGCACAACATATTCAACCACTGGAGGTGGTGGAGGTGGTGGTGGAGGCCAACCAGATGATGATGGATTAGGAGCCGCTGGAGGATCAGGTGGTGGTCCAGGTTCAAACGTAATTAATAGAGCAGGTGGATCTGGTAACGAAGGTGGTTTTGATCCACCAGAAGGAAACCCAGGCGGAGTAGGAAACGTATCAGGTCAAAATTGTACCGCAGCAGGTGGTGGTGGACATGGAGCAGTAGGTGGTAATCCACCAGATGCAAACACTGGAGGCACTGGAGGTGCAGGAACAGATTTTAGTCCAAGTTTTCCAGGAGCACCTAATTCAGGAGTTTATGCTGGTGGTGGTGGCGGTGGCGCAGGACCGACTGGTGGACCTGGCGGAGTAGGTGGTGGAGGAAATGCAACTTGTGGAGCTCAATCAGGAAGAAACGCTACAACAAACACTGGTGGTGGAGGTGGAGGATCAAAAAATACAGCTTCTCCAGTACAAGGTGGTAATGGTGGATCAGGAATAGTTATCGTAAAAGAATTAGACAAGGCTTCAGGAGTCTGGAGTCTTAATGAACAACTAGATCAATTAAATGAAGACACATGGCCTAAGAGAGAAGCAACAATAGATTACATGGTAGTCGCTGGTGGTGGTGCAGGTGGAGCAGTTGGAGGTGGTGGAGGTGCAGGTGGTTACAGAGCATCAGGATATGGCCCTTCTCCTTTACAAGGAACAGCATTAAGTTTTAGTTTAGGATCTTATCCAATAACAGTTGGAGCTGGTGGAACTGCGGGTCCACTTTCACCATCTGGCCCAAGTCCATTACCAGGAGTACCAACTTCAAATCCTGGATCAGATTCAGTTTTTGGAAGTATTACATCAGCTGGTGGTGGTCGTGGTGGAAGTTGGCAAAATGCGGGAGGTGGCCCAGGAGGTTCAGGTGGAGGTAGTCTTGAAAGCACTACTGGTGGAAGTGGAAATACTCCTCCTACAGATCCGCCTCAAGGAAATGATGGAGGAAAAAACCCTGGAGGAAATGGTGCAGGAGGTGGTGGAGGAGCAACTGCAGCAGGACCTACATCTTCAAATCCTTGCGCAGGAAATCCTGGTGGTGCAGGTGCACCAAACACAATCACAGGAACAGATACAACATATGCTGGTGGTGGAGGTGGTGCAGAAGCTAACGGACCACCAGGACCAGCAGGTTCAGGTGGAGCTGGTGGAGGTGGAGCTGGAGGAAATAATGCAGTTGGAACTGCAGGTACAGCAAACACTGGTGGTGGAGGTGGTGGTGGAGCTTATGCAGGATGTTCCGCTGGATGGATGGGTGGAGCAGGTGGTTCAGGTATCGTGATCGCAAGATCAGCAGGAATACCAGCAGGAATTTTATTTACAACATGTAGTGCGTGTGCACCAGTAACATCTAGTGATGGTATAAACCAAATTGCACAATTTAAAACATCAACTAATTTAAATATTAATGATACTGGTACTGCTACAGAATTTGATTATCTAGTAATCGCAGGTGGTGGATCTGGTGGTAATGGAGGAAATGCTGGTGGTGGAGGTGGAGCTGGTGGTTACAGAACTTCATTCCCAGGCGGACAAAAAATTTTATTAAACCCAGGACCAAATGCAATTACAATTGGTGCTGGTGGTGCTACTAGTGGTCCTAGTAATGGACAAGGAAATAATGGAACCGATTCTATTGTTTCATATATTCACGCTAGTGGTGGTGGAGGTGGTGGTGCTTCTCCAGGAGAAGGACAACCTTTAGCTCCTGGATTAACAGGCGGATCAGGTGGTGGTGGAGGTGGTGGTAACCCAGGTGGTACTGGAGCCTCTGGAAATACACCAGCATTAAGTTCACCAGGTGCACCAGTTCAAGGAAATAGTGGAGCAAATAATAATGGTAACCCAGGTTTAAACGGTAAAGGTGGTGGCGGTGGTGGTGCAGGTGCAGCAGCTTCAGCAGGTGGTAGCGGTAATAATGATCCAGCAGGTGATGGAGGAAATGGTTTAGCTAGTTCAATTACAGGTTCTCCGGTAACACGTGGTGGTGGCGGAGGTGGTGGAGCACAAAATGGTCCTACTACTGCAGGTAGAGGATCAGCAGGACCAGGAGGTGGTGGTCAAGGAGGTTTACAAGGTGGTCCAAGTGTAACATGTTCACCAGCAGATGCAGGAACTGCAAATACTGGTGGAGGTGGAGGTGGAGCAGGAAATGGAGTTAGTCAAGCAGCAGGAGCAGGTGGATCAGGAGTTGTTATATTAAGAGCACCAGGACCTATAGGACCTTCATTAAGTGTAACACCAGGAGGAGCTAAAGCAACATTACCAGGCCCTGCAGGAGGTTGTACAGTGGTTACATTTACAGCAACTGGGACGTTGACTATAAGTTAAAATTAAATTATAAATGTAATTATTTAAGGAGTAAGAATATGGCACATTTCGCAGAATTAAAAACAAAAGTAGATCCAACAGGATTTACATCAGATACACATCAAGTTGTAGAAAGAGTTGTTGTGGTGGGTAACGATGTTACTACTGCAGCTGGACCATTAGGAGAAAATGATATGCACCAAGATGGAGAAACATGGTGTATTAATTTTTTTAACGGTGGTATTTGGAAACAAACTTCTTACAATCACAATTTTAGAAAACAATACGCAGGTATTGGAATGGTTTACGATCCTGTAAAAGATAAATTTATTCAAACACAACCTCATGCTTCATGGTCATTAGATGCTAGTGATGATTGGCAAGCACCAATAACTTATCCAACAGTTATAAATGATGGTGCAGATCCAGTTGTATGGACTTATATAATTTCTTGGAACGAAACAAAGTATCAAGCTGACAACACAACAGGTTGGGAAGCAACTAAATCAAACGACGAATCGGAAACACCTACCAAATACAATTGGAATGGCACAGCTTGGGTGTCCGAATAGGAGACTC